TTTTTTTTTTTAGGAAATGACAGGACAAGCGGCGTTCGCAAGGTTAAAGCCGCTAACCCGGCTTACGTGGAGTATGGTGCCCTGCCCCAACAAGGCAAACGAAAAGATATTGACCGCGTCCGTGAGCTTGTACACGCCGGCGCCCCAATGACCCAGATCATCGAAGAGGCAAGCTCCCTACAGTCTATCAGGACTGCAGAGGTTATGTACAAGTACCTTGAACCTAGGCGCAGCTGGATGACTGAATGTCACTGGTTGTATGGCCCTACAGGTACCGGCAAAAGTCATAAGGCTTACGAGCTCGCAGGTGCTGAAGCTTATGCCCCTCTATCGGCTCAATGGTGGGAAGGCTATGACAAGCATGAGTTTGTTGTCCTTGATGACATCCGCCATGACTGGTTTCTTCCTCTCGGAGGCTTCGTAGGGTTCCTGAAGCTTATTGACAAGTATCAGTTCAGGGTAGCGACTAAGGGTGGCTCCAGACAGTTCCTGGCTAAGAAGGTTTGGATTACTGCCCCCTGCCCTCCTGATGCTTTCTGGGACAATGTCACTGATGAGTCGCTGGCTCAGTTCCAGAGAAGGATCACAAGCGTAACGCATTGCACTACGCGCTACGTGGCCCCTGCTCCTAGTACTTCTGTGTAGACCTCCGTGTAATGAGATATACCAAACGATCAAAGCGAAGCTTCAAGCGTGGAAAGCGCGGATACAAGCGCAAGTCCAAGCGTACAACCAAGGCTCGCAAGGGACTGACTAAACTTATAAGAAAGGTGGCTCTTGGTACTCAAGAGACTAAGTCTGCCTACTACGTCGATGTGTCTCATAGCGACGTTGATCAGGATACTCTTACTATTCTGCACGATCAGCCTTTACTTACAACTCAAGGCGTTAAGGATACGGATATCGGCAATCTGGAATGCCGTATCGGTGACGAGGTTACTCCAGTATCTCTTAACATTAAGTTCATGGTGGCCTTGTACCCACAGTACAACTTCATCCACTTCCGTTGGCTGTTTATCAAGAGCCCATACGGAGACATACCCACCAGGACTACACTCTTTAGAGGACTCTCTATTAACAAGCAGCTTGATGAGATCGATACCGAAAGGTACACGATCCTTAAGCAGAAGCGATTCACTATCACCCGCCATGCTGCAGGCGGTGTATCCAACGCCAATAATACGTACACTGGAACTGCAGAAGGTCCATTGCTGCCCACTGGACAGAACTATGCAGGCTTTTTAACTCAAGGCTTCTATCCCAAGATGATTAATATATCTATACCTGGGAGTAAGTTCGGCAAGAAGCTTAAGTACCAGAACAACTCATCTGCCATCAAGAACTGGCAGTACACGTCTATCCTGTTCAGTTACAACTGCGAACAGGCTACATCTTCAGGAGGCATTATCTATGGCTCTAGTGTAGCCGTTATGGATGACTATATCAGCTGCTTTAAATTTAAAGATGCTTAGACATGTAACAGTTCAATCTCTATCAAACGATCACAGTGTAGAGCGCGTAGCGCGAAGCGCGCAGCGCGACCCCAGAAGGTACTACGCTGTACCTTAAGCGAAAACTTGTAGCTGTGACACGTGTCGGGGGGCCAGTATTACCCCCCCGACCTCTGTGTCGTTTTGTGACTCGACTGTGTCGCAAGAATGCACACATGTGGCGCGCGCTTTACGCCCGCCACGTATGAACGCGCCGCGCGGGCGTGTTCTAAAATTAGGTCAGAGTTCTAAATGTCAAAGCGTGCACGTAGTTATGCCTGGACGCTTAACAATTCTACAGCGGGAGAAGAGGCTGCTCTCCAGCGATGCGCCACCGACCCCGCGTGCGTCTTCCTCTGCTGGGCCCCAGAAGTGGGGGAGCAAGGCACACCCCACCTTCAAGGGTATGTCTACTTTAAGGAGGCTCGCACTCTGTCGTCGGCTAAGTCCTTCATCAGCTCCCGTTGCCACGTCGAAGAGGCCCGTGGGACCCCTGAACAGAATAAAGCCTATTGCTGTGGTCCCTGGGATGGTGCGACCTTCTACCAATCATTTTGAAAATTCCCGATCTCCATCATTTTGGTCCCACCCGATCTGACAGGGCAGTACGCGGTCGAACCGCGTGCGCGTTTTTTTTTTTTAGGAAATGACAGGACAAGCGGCGTTCGCAAGGTTAAAGCCGCTAACCCGGCTTACGTGGAGTATGGTGCCCTGCCCCAACAAGGCAAACGAAAAGATATTGACCGCGTCC